TTTTTCAAATTTGATTTCTAAAATATCCAGAATCCGCTCTAGTTCTTCTTGGGCTTCGAGATATTTTTCAGTTGCCTTAGGTAATGGCTTTGCTCTTGGTACCTTTTTTAATGGCTTCTTTTTAGTTAGAGCTTTGTATTGGTCGGCATCCATCTTTAAATCTTTCCATTTTTTCCAAAGCTAAAAAAATCGCTCATCAATGTGAGCGATCTCTTCTTTTGTTTTATCTCTGGTATTCACACAACCAAAATGATTAGCTTCATGTTTTGCTTTAGTAATCTGGTCTCTTAGATCCATAGCTCACCTCAATAAGAAAGAAAAACCCCGCCAAGTTAATTCATATCTGGGCGGGGTTTCATGTGCCGAAATCCGGCAAAAAAGTATTATGAATGTGTAGACTTTAATTTTGTGACCTTACCCTTTCGGATTTCAAATCTAATAGGGCATATCCGATTGAGCTAATGGCGTATTTAAAACAACCCAGCCATCCAAAGTGAATGACTGGGTTGAGTAGTTTTGTTTAAGGCTGACTAATGTGTTAAGGGGTCGCCAATCCGCAAGTAAATACTCACCTCTTCTGGTGATCAAACCAAGGGTAGTGTTTATACATCAAACTCCGCACCCTTCTATCACTTCATTGATCAGATGAAGCGCCTACTGCTCTTGGTTTAAAAGTCCAATAGGTAACTTTCAGACACAAAAAAGCCCGCAAATGCGAGCTCTTAAATTTTCATCGGGCGAGCAATTTATAAAACGCCCATTTTAGAAATACTTATACTCAAGTGTTCTGTTTGTGTCAAGCTACAGTTACTTTACTTTCTTCCAGCTCGAAGTGAAATGCTCGCCTTAATCGATCTCTTATTTCATTTTCCCACTGCGCTACAACAGACTCTCCCAAAAGCTCATATTTTACATAACGCTCTGAGTAACCTGATTTAGAAACTTTTAATTTTGAAATCGTAATTTTTTCATTTAATGTGTATGGCCGCTTACCTGTACCTTCACATTTTAGACAAAACTTTGAACCTGACGGATAACCTTCCCTATTATAAACCTCAAGTTTTCCAATTCCTTGGCATGCTCCGCACATTGCCTTAACGAAAAGATGGCCACGCAAAACTACCTCAGCCATTCCTTTTGCTATATTGCTTAAATCACCCTGACAATTATTCGGCTTAAAGTTATTTTTGATCATTTCTTTATGGATCTGACCAGCCAGAATATTACGTACACGGAAAAAATCACCAGAGCTAATTTCACCTTGTTTAAATTCTACTTTCCCCGGTTTATCTGCAATACGACGTTCAATCGTATATTCAGGTTTATATCGACTCTGCTTATAAATAAATTGCGGCTCAGCAGGTGTGATAATCGCGATACGTTCAAAATCTACCTTTTCTACCAATAATGAAGCCCACATACGTGCATGCGGTTTAAGCAAGGCTATTTCCCCCAACACAATGTCTTTTGAAATCTTTTTGCCATTCCCTGCACCACTGGCGATAGCAAGGCGTAAAAACTCTAAAAAATCAAATTTCTCAACTAACATAATCGCCTTCCTATACTTCCTGAACGTCAATATTTAAAACTGTTTTCATCAAATGCTTCTTGTTGCGATAGCTCGCGGTTTTACGTGTTATTGCAGACTTCACATCTTCAACTACGAACTCTCCAGCTGGTGTGTAGTAAGTAAAATCTGCAAAGTATCTCAGTGCTGGTTTTGCTCTTTTCTCTCCTGCAATTCTCGTTTTAGGTGCTAGCTCAAAGCACTGGTGATGTTTGAGCTCGCGGATCTCTTTGTGCTGCTGCATAGCTTTAAGCTGTATGTAGCGTTTAGCTTCTTTCTTGCTATCAAAATTGAGCCCATCTATTTCCACTTTTACAGCGTTGAACTTATTCTTTTTAGACTTGGCAGCCGGCTGGCCACCTCCTCCATACTTTTCTCTATACTCAGCCGCCGAAATGCTTGTCATTGAGACCTCTTGAAAAGCAAACGTGTATGAGGACCCAAATTACAAACACTATGAAATTGACCTTCTTCCCTTAGTTTTTGCTCTAGCTCAGGATCTTGTAGCTGTGACTGATTTAAACAGCTTATCAATGTATGATTCTCCTGCCGACAACACTTAAGCTCACTCTGCAGCTGCTCGGCCTCTTTCTTCATTTCGATATAACAAGACTCCATCCGATCCGTAGCAGCTTGAGCTAGTTCAACCTGTTTCTGCAGTTTTACAATTTCCTTGTCTTTGAGAATAAGTAAGGCCTGATTCACCAAGACTCTGGCCAGTAGCCCAACTTCTAAATTTTTGATCATGCTATTTCTCCAAATAGGTCAGGCTGAGTTGAAGTCTGGTTTATTTCTTCAATTAGTTTCTTTAGACGTTCTTGTTGTAATGGCCCATAGAAATTATTTAACTCGCAACCCAAATACTGACGACCATGTTTTAATGCAGCAGCTGCTGTTGTTCCGGATCCCATAAACGGATCAAGTACAAGATCATTGTCTCGAGATCCTGCAAGAACACATGGTTCAATTAAATCTATTGGGAATGTTGCAAAATGAGCGCCTTTATAGGGTTTGGTGGATACTTGCCATACGCTACGTTTATTGCGAGTGAGCAAGTCATATTCACTATCAGCTCGTTCCTTACGATGTACGCCATAGGCTTGATTAGGAATTTTTTGCTCACCTTTGCTATTGGCTCTTTTAAATCCATCTCTTGAAGATCTCGAGCAAACCGCTTTCATTGCGCCGTTTGGCTTATTTAAAACTCTGCTGCTACCCTTTTGCTGATCAACATTTTGGGCCAGCCGTTTTAATGAACTCTCTGCAACCGGTTCTTTAATTGACTCATGATCAAAGTAATATCGGCGTGATTTACTAAATAAAAAAATATATTCATGTGCCTTAGTACAGCGGTCAGTAATGCTTTCAGGCATTGGGTTAGGCTTAGACCAAATAATATCTTGGCGTAAGTACCAACCATCGGCTTGCAATGCAAAAGCAACTCGCCACGGAATACCGATTAAGTCTTTAGGTTTCAGATTGGACTGGGAAGCATTTTGTTTAGGTAATACCAAATTTTTGGTTTTAGGATTTTTCCCATCATTAAGCCCCGTCCTAGTCATGCCACGTCCAGAACCTGCGTAACTATCACCAAGGTTTAGCCAGAGTGTGCCGTCATCATGCAGCAGCTCACGCACCAGCCGGAATACTTCAACCATATTCTGAACGTATTCATCTACAGTGGCTTCAAGCCCAAGCTGTCCATCTACACCATAATCACGTAAGCCAAAATAAGGAGGCGAAGTAATGCATGTTTGGACCTTAACATTCTGGTTAATCAGGTCAGTCATCAAGTTACGGCAGTCACCAAAGAAAATTTGATTCATGCAAACTTCCTCCCATTCCGATAAATCTGATCAACCTGAGCTTTCAACTCTTCAGGAATTGGAGAGCCTTTACGGTTACGCTCAGAATATGCAAGCTGCTTACGCTTCTGCTGTTCTTCCTGCTTTGGATCGACCCATATCTGTTGTGTTTGGCCTAAAGCTTTAGCTTGCTCAACGTAATCCTCATACACGCCCTTAAATGCAAAATGAGCGGCTTTCTGTCCTTCAACATTCAGAATGTGCCGAACATCCTCTAAAGCCCGTTTGGTAATCACCGTAATCTGTGTTTTTGGATTGTTCATGAACTTGAGTGCCTGTACCCATGCTGTGTCAGCAGTCATCCAGTAACCCATTTCACATAAAGCTCTGAAGCGTGGCAATGTTGGACAGAACTGCTCTGAACGCATACGATCCAAACCGTTTTTGATTTGATCCGGTGTAAGACCTGCTAAAGTTTCAGCTGCTACCATGATCAGTTCATCATCTTGGTATTCAGCATATTTTTTGTTGAACTCAGAACCAAAACGGCGCTGCATAACTTCAAAAACTAGACCACATAATTCCGGATTTTGGCGCTGTGCAGTAATTTCATTTCTGATCTGGGTAATATCGAACATTAGTTTTTCTCCGACATACGTTGAGCTGCAGCCATAAAATCTCTACGTCCACCAGTCTTTGGTTTTGCAGCAGTTGTGGTTTTGCCAGCTTTCTCCTGTACTTTGCTTTGATGGTTTTTCAAGAATGTAAGCCAGGTACTGATCCAGCTTTGTGGAGTTTGGACAGTTTCATTTTTCAAAGCCCATTGACCCAATTCTTTGAGTAAGCCATGAATCTGTTCTGAAGAGAGATTAGGAAAACTTGCAACAGCCTGTTTTGTGAAATCGTTCGCTACTGGATAATTATTAGCGAACTCCTTAATCGAATAGCGTGTTGAGTCTTGCGGATAGTATTCGATGAATTGCAGCATCGATTTATTTTGTGCTACGAACTCACCTTCGCGCTTATTATCATTCTCTCTAATAGATTCTATATAACTATCTATTGTGTGTTCACTAGGGGAACTAGTTACTGGTTCACTAGGGGAACTATTCTGGTTCACTAGGGGAACCGGTTCACTAGGGGAACTAGTTTCATTAGTGAACCGATCTTTAAGAGAAACCTCATTTAAGCGGTAAGATTTTACTCCCTGCTTACCTGTAGAAATTACACTGATTACGCCTAATTCAATAAGCTCCTTTAGACCAGCAGATACGGTTTTTCTACCTAGCTGACGTGCCCCAGGTAGATCACTGCCCTGTAGCTGGGAATAGCTTATAAAATCAGATTCCTTGTTATGTCCATTTATGCGGTTTTCTAGCTCTGCATAAACATTACGTGCCGCATCACTAAGAAACGGCCACACTTCTTTTCGATACAAGCGGCTAGACATAACATAGCCTTGATCGAACTTATCGCTATACATGCTTTTTCCAGCCTCTCGTTGTGGCTGTAACTCCGCTTTTCGAAATTTAATAATCTTGGCAGCAGTCATACTTCACCCGCCTTAGGCTTCACATAGCCTCCAAACGCTTCAACCGTTCCTGATTTCACCAGACTCGCCACCACTTCACTGGCCATCCAGTCATTAATACGGCAACGGCGCGACAGCTGCTCAGCCAGATCCGTTTTTCGTACAGCAGCGTTGTTTACGTCCTGATTTCGGACACGTAGATTGTTTTGATTACGCTTAAACAGCTCATCAAGAATTCTTAAAGCCGGATCATAGAAAGACTGCACTTGCTGCAGGTGTCTATAATCAGCATCAGCGTTATTAAATGCAGAGTTCATAGGGCCTCCTGCTGTAGTGAAGACACGAACAGAGCTACGGGTTCGATAAAACGGCGTTTGGCCTTACGACTTTTAAAAGGAGGCTTAGCCGCTGAACTGCTTTTATCCTGTTTCAGATCAACAGGTTTGCTATTACTAGCGGGTTCTGATAAATTCTTTTTCACAATTCGTTCATGCCTGTATGAATTAGGAAAAGTCTGATTTCGCACATCAGGCTTTTTCATTTTGTGCAGCAGCAATATATTTCTTCATTTGCTTATGGGCTGCCTGATCAACCGCAGTGATGAAATCAATCATCCTTTGAGCAATTTCGTGAATTTCTTGATATTCCTCAGGTGTCACCACTCCATCTTCATAAGCTTCATAAACTTTCTGATTGACCTGACCACTGCAAATGTTGTGCTGCATCATTGCTTCAAAAATAGAAAGCTCACGATGCTTATCTCCATCACAACCTGCCGGAACTAAAGCGAGATTTAAGCTATGCGCCCATACTTGGAGTACTGCCGGGTTTTTGGTGTAGTCTAGTAAAGCTTCAAATTTCTTAAGGCTTGGCAAATAGTCCATATTTGGATTGCCATAATTCAGAACGGTTTTATGAGAGTCGCCCAGTACTTCAGCAATTTGTTTTGCATCAATACCTGGTGTGTGACGGATCATCTTGTACAGTGCAGCTTGTGCTTCTTTGCTAAATTCCATCTGTGAATCCTTCTGTTTATTCACGTTTATAAAAAATGTCTATCAGTTGATAATTTAGTTATGCAGAGAGTGGTTGGCTTCTTAAATAGTTAAAATCCACTTCAGGACATAAGTCATCGCAAGAAATTTCTCCCTTGCTCTCTCTGTCAATATTTATTGCTAAAGCTGCACTACAATTGCGATTGCCGTACATGACCAATTTCAAATAGCCGAGAGACGTACCGCACTTAGCTGCAAAATCTTCTCTATGCTGGTCAGAAGGCATTCTTTTAATGTAGTCAATTAGCGTGGGGATGGGTGTTTTCATTGCTAATCCTAATGATAAACAAATTATCTTTTAATGTTATCTTTTGATAATTTATTTTGCAATAGGCTAATTAGCATTATTTAGGGGCAATTGTTATCATTTGATAATATTGGTTAGCTTATGAATTCTATAGTTATGAATGTGAAAGAAATTCGCAGAAAAAACCTGCGTAACCTTATAAGCAAGCTGATAGCAGATAAAATTTTTGAAAGACAAGATGACTTTGCTGCAGCTGTAAAGATAGATAAAACCTATTTATCACAAATGCTTATGGAACCTGAAAAGAAAGGTTCTAGAGGGGTAAGTGAAGCTAAAGCTCGCCAAATAGAAGAACATCTAAATTTGGAAGATCATTTTCTTGATCGATTAGATGACTCCAGTCCATTCGGTGATAGTAAAGTTCAAAATGGTGTAATCAGACCTATTACTGGTGACGAAGATATAGATTCTCGTTTTGTAATTGTGCCTATGTATGATGTAAAAGCTGCATGTGGAATGGGTTACGAAAATGAAGAAGAACTAATTAAAGGCGGTCTTGTGTTTAAGGAAAGCTTTTTACGTAAGAAAGGGCTTTCATTAGTAATGAATGAAACAGGTATTATCTGCGGTGATGGTAATAGTATGGAACCCACTATTAACCATAATGACGCAGTACTGACGGATCTTAGGGTAAAGACCATTGATGAGGTTATAAGTGGTAAGGTTTATGCCTTTGTTGCTAATAAAGAACTTAGAATTAAAAGAATCTTTAAAAACATCAATGGTAGTTTACGTATCTCAAGTGATAATCCTGACAAGACAACTTACCCAGATGAAATTATTAATAAAGAAGATTTGGACGCTATACAAATTACTGGTTATGTAAGATGGCGTTGTGGGGAAGTCTAATAATTTAAAAAAATTACAAAATTAGCCCGATAAATTATCGGGCTTTTTTATTATCTTTTATATCAATACATTATCAAAATTATCTAAAAAAGATAAATTAATTTATCATTTGCTATTGCTAACAAAATTATCTTTTGATAAATTTATTCTCGTACCCAATAAAAAAAGCCCGCTACTGACTGGAAATCAAACGGGCTTTTCTAACACACGAGGCCATTATGAAACAAAAACCTATTCAGAGTCAAACGACTCAGATTCTCTTTCAAGAACCTACTCAGGAAGAGATGTACGGTAAACCCCGTTCTATCTTCGCTGACCTTTGCACTTTTCTTTTATTGTTAAGCCTGTTCATTGGCTTGGTCGCAATGCTCCGCAGCTGTGCAGATGATGCAGAAACTCAGGCAGTCCAAGCCCATGCCTATAACGCGAAGTTCTCTAAAACTGATTCTGCTTTAGTTCAGGTTGTGGAGGCTCACTAATGACAACTTCTACTCAAACATTTTCTGAATACCTGGGCGGCTTTGAGCAAGGTCACATGACTATGCGTCTTGGCCATACCGTCTACGTTGAACAAGGCAAAGATATTTGCATTGAAGACCGTCAAACCGGTGAGCTAGTAAAAGTCACTCTTGAAGAGCATGTGGCCAAGCCCTGGATTCGTAAAAACTTCGAACGTGAACGCGCATTCCAGCGCCGCAAGGCTTTAGCGATTGGTCTGCAAAAATCACATATTCCTTCATATGACCGCAAAGCATATAAGCGTCGTATGGGCTGGGTTGGATCGAGATAAGGGGAATAGTCATGACAGTATTTTTTAAGAAAGCTGAACGCAAAAACGCAAAGTTACGTCTGGCTATTGCTGGCCCTACTGGTGCAGGTAAAACCTTGGGTGCTCTTCTTTTGGCTAAAGGAATTGGTGGCCGTATTGCTGTAGCAGATACTGAAAACAGTAGTGCTGAGCTATATGAAGATGTGGTTAATTTTGAACATGCAAACATCCAGCCGCCCTACACTCCTGAAAAATTTATTGATGCAATTCATGCTGCTGAGAAAGCAGGCTTCGATACCTTAATTATAGACAGTATTACTCATGAGTGGTCTGGGGTTGGTGGTTGTCTGGAAATTGTCGATAAGCTGAGCGGCACAACGTTCAAAGGTAATAGTTGGGGGGCATGGAGCCAAGTTACACCACGCCACCGCAAGTTTATTGATGCAATGCTTCAATCCAGCATCAATATCATTGTGACCATGCGTAGCAAAATGGATACCGTCCAGGTTGATGCAGGAAACGGTAAAAAGAAAGTAGAAAAAGTAGGTATGAAGGCTGAACAGCGCGATGGAATTGAATATGAATTCACGACTGTTCTGGATCTAACCCATGACAATTATGCGGTTAGAACAAAAGACCGTACTCGAATTTTTAATGAGGCGCGTCAGTTAAGTGAACATGACGGCATTTTATTAAAACAGTGGCTCAATTCCGGATCTGCTAATGCTTGTATCAATGGCAATCAATACTTTGAACTTGAAGCATTAATGCAACAAGCCGGAATAGATATTGAAAAGTATTGTTCCAAGCGTGGACTGAATAGCCTTCATGATGTTCAGCAGCAAAAGTTTGAAGAAACCTGTGCAGGTATCCAGAAGATTATTGAGCGGAACCAACAGGCTCAACAAGAATCAGAAAAGCAGCTTCAGGCTGACCATGAGGCTCAGGCAGAAGCCGATTATCAGAAAGCGTTGGAGGTAATTAAAAACGCTGAGCAAGAAAGTGAACTTCAATACCCTGCTGATTATTTTAAAGGCTCAAAGTACGAGCAACTTATTTTAAATGCTTGCCAAGCAAAAAAGGACATGGAGGGCTGGAGCGCATGAAGACTTATATCTGGTCTTATGAAGCAACTGTCCCTCATAGTCCTAAAAAGCTCACTGGTCGCATAGAGGCTGCGACTGGTCTGGAAGCCAAAGAAGCTGTTATGGCCAAGAATGAACTGATTACTCATGTGAGCGTACGCATACTTAAAAATCAGGATGCAGCACGTAAGCAACCCTTTGAAACTTTGGAGTGTGCTGTATGAATATTTTAAATAGCAAAGAAGCGTTTGAAGCAATGATGGCTGGCCGAAATATCATGTGCCGTGCTGTTGGCAAATTGATGGTTTTCGAAGATCTAGATTGTTTTCCTGCTACAGTTTTCGCAATGCCGGGCCATGAGTTTTGCATCAAAGTAGAAACCATGGAACTGGCCGGTATTACGTTTACCAAACCTTTGGAGCTTGATGATGTTGTAGAAGGTCAGGAGGTTTTCTTGGTTTATCCTGATCACATTGCACACACTCAATTCACTTCACTGTCTGGAAAGTATGTTGACTGTGTGAAAAATGGTTTTGCCCAGATGGATCAGGAGAATGCTGAATTACAGCTACAAGCAATTGGTAAACTTCTTGGACGAACTATTGCTTACCCTTTGACGATAGAAAGTCATTACAAACCTGAAAAGAAACGTCGTAGTCGAAAAGCTAAGGAAGATACCGACCACACCAGCGAGCCTGCTGGTCCAGGTGACACCATACCGAATATTGAAAAGTCGGTTGAAGCTGAGCCTGTTCAAGTGGCAGAGAAATGGATAGATCCAGAAGAACTGAAAAAGCAGTACTTGCTTCGCTTGCATAAGCTCACTACTACTGAAGAAGTAATGCAGCTGCGTTATGAAATAAATCCTGACAATCGCTTAAGCAAAACTCAGATTAATTATTTAAACGTAGCAGCTGAGCAACAGATTGCAAAAATTGAAAAAGCTGCAACTGAACAAGATACTACACCAGCAGAAGAACTTGGGCCTGAAAATATCAAAAACTCAACATCCAATGATGTTGAAGAAAAGACATCAAGTGTAGATGAGCTCAAGCGTTTACAGAAGGAAGCTGAGGCTTTAGTTCAAGAGAAGAAACAAACTGCTGACGCTACAGAACAGCCTATTCATATCTTCAGCGCCACCAAACGTGACCAGATGATTGAGCACATTTTAAATCTGAACACGACTGAAGCATTAAAGAAATATGCAGCGGCTATCACTGCCGCAAAGCCTTCAATGCATCCTGAGCATCATATTGCTGTACTCAATGCTTACTCAAAACGAAAGGTCACTTTAGACCAGTTGGATCTGCTGTCTACTGATGGAGTACAGGAAGCATGAGATACCAGTATTCCTCTATGACTCGGATTCTAACCGTATACGGCTGCAAGATGGATCACATCTTTACCAATGTAGGCCTGTTTGAAATTGAAGCTCTTATCACTAACGCAAAATTTAAAGAAGCCAACTGGAGAATGTAATGAATTCAGCAGCTGATCTAAAACGTTACAACAGTAAAAATGCTTTGGATAAAGCCAAGCAAAAAATAATCAGTGCACTAAATGATGCACCTACCGGCCTGCAAATCGCACAGATAAGGACGATTTGCCAGTTAAGTAATAAAACTGTACGTGAAGTTCTGACTGATATTTCAGCCTATAAAGAAGATGAAGCCTGGTATTTACCTAAGGCTCTCAAAGCCAAAAATGCAGAACCAAAGGTGGATACAACGGAACAGATTGCTAAGCATCAGACTCTGGATGATTTAACCCCTAAGGCTTCAGTTGTTAAACGAGAAACTCAGGAGGTTGCACCTGAATCTTTAAGTAAGCCCCAGAAGTCCTATAGCGAATTTTCTGAAAGTGAATTACGTCAGATTCCATTACAGATGAGCCGTTGTACAGCCGTCATTGTTCAGTGGGAACGCTTAGGCCTGAAAAAAATGCTGGATATCTCAGGTGCTGATAGGGATTACCTTTTTCATCATGCTCAAGAGCTGGTTCAACATTCAATGAATGCAAAAGTACAAGAAGCAGCCGAGTGTTTTTTAAAAAGCGTAGCTGCAGCTGAAGCATTTAAAGTTATGGTCAGTTCATCTAAAGAAGAAACCAATCCAGTAGTAGAAGAACAGGCAATCGTGGAACCTCTAAAAAGTTCTGAGCCAGAAAATATATCTTCACCTAAAAATGAGCCTTTAATCACTAAAGAAGATCAGCCTTTATCTTTAGAAAACTGTAAAAAGATGATCAGTACCGTAGTAACTAAACGTAGTGACCTATACCTCAGCTTTGAACAGCTCAGTGCTCTTTTACAGCAAACATTTGGTCTTGATGAGATTGAATGGAATATCAGGAGCAACAAGATTCTGAGTGTTCAGTTATCAAAATTTGAAATTGTTAGCTAAGAACTACTTCTCTACTTAAATAAATAAGTAGAGAAGTTTTAAGACTTAATTTTCTATTTTAATAAAATATTGGTAGTGAAATGGATATTAAAGAAGTTAGAACACACCACATTCCGGCCAAAGACAAGGTCACATCTATTGATGTGTTTTTGGTGTGGTATGGCGAGCAGGCATATCAAATCACAATCAGATGCTATGACCACGCTTGGACAGCATATCGCGGAAGCTGTGGCCATGATCGTATTGAAGATTATTTCACAGATATCTGGTTTGAACGCGGTTATCAAGAACACTTAGTAAACCTATTTCTACGGGGTTCTCGACATACAAAGTCAGAAGAAAAATGGTTGCATCAAATTATCCGAAATATGTGTGAACACTTTAAGAAGGAAGCGGTGTGATGGATATTCAGAAAGAAAGAGAAGCGTTTGAAAAACAAGGGTTTCTGTCTTTTTATTTAGCTAATTTGATTTTTGACGAAGCACAAAATGTTTACAAGCCCAATGAATCATTAATAAGAACAGGTGAAGAATGGGAGTGGAGAGCATTCAAAAATCAGACTGTTGTAGTTAATACGGCATGGGCAGCATGGCAAGCAAGAGCCAAAGCCCAAGCGGTGCCGAATTGGATTGATTACGAAAAACAATCACCGCACATCAATGGACGTTATCAAATTTTTATCGAAGGTGAGCAAATAGCGGCTGACTGGGAAAATCATTTTGGTTTTTCTTGCCCTATTAGCGGTGAAGCATTAATTCAGGAAAAGATTACTCACTGGTCTGCGCTAGGTGAAGATCCAAAGGAGCCGAATAGTTATGAAGCTTAATGATTCAAAAATTGTGGTGGCCATTGAGAATGCTGTTTGTCACCAGCTCGAAGCTTCGGGCATTAAAGCAGATCCATTCCGTTTGGATGGTGAAAAAATAATTGATGTAATTCTTGAGCAGCTCGGTGATTTTGTTTTGATGCCAACTAAAAACACTAAGTATTTCAGTCATGATGGTGAAAACTATGGGGTTCACGACACTTTGGCAGAAGCAAAACATGAAGCTGAGTGTGCCATTGAGAGCTTCAGAGAAAGACTTGCCGATCATCTATGTAATCCAGCTGAAGATGGTAATTTTTCTCAAGTTGGCTATGGAATAGTTTTAGCAGAATCGGGCTATTCGGTGGATCACATTGTTACTCAAGAGGATGTTGATAATGGTGAACACCGTTATGAAGTTGGCACTGAAATCATGTCACTGTTCTTGATCGAACCACAGGAGCAAGGCCATGAATAAAATGACACATGAACAATTCCTGCTAATGAAGCTTGCTGAAGAAGCAAGTGAAATTGCTCAGATTGCTCTTAAAACAGCTCAATTTGGGATGACAGAAAAACACCCTGATCTATCTTTGAATAATAAAGAGCGCATTCATCTGGAATTAAACGATCTTCTTGCTGTGGTTGATGAATTGAATAGCTGGGCACACTTTGGCTTTAAAGAAGACTATGCCGCGAAAGTTAATAAAATAGAAAAGCTAAACAAATATTTGGGTTATTCGATACGACTTGGAAAAGTTGAAAATGTACCTGATATTTTTGGCGAAGCCCAGGAGCCAATCAATGACTGAAATTCAACAAACAAACATTGCTGTGGCGAACTTCATTATTGATGAGTTGTACAAAGAGAAGCCGTTCGATCTAATTCTCACGCCTCAACAGTATTCATCATTTTTGAATATCGTTGAAAATTCGCCTACTACTGGTCTTAGCTATCGTTCATGGCAAGAGGGTGAATGCTTTTTAGTTGGTGTAGATAAATCCAATGTAAACCAAATCTATCACAAGCTCAGCAGCTACATCGCAAAGCATGACCGGTTTAGTGTGGTGAAGAGTTTGGGAGAGGTGGTATGAATGCAAATACCCCTATTGAAACGCAAAAGTATCATTGGTTGTTGGTTGCTTATTCGTTTAAGCGTAGAGAAATAAGTGGAACCGGCTCCTTCACTCATGGGGTTTTGGATGAGGGTCAGTCAACAAATATCACCAAGAGTGATTTAAGTTTCATGAAAAAAACGGCCAGTGATAAATGTGGACTCATTAATGATGACCTGCTGGACTGTTTTGTTCTATCAGTCTCGTTTCTCGGAACTATGACCAAAGAAGAATTTAACGATGAAGAAATAGAAGCAGGTAAAAGATTGGAGGTGGTTTGATGAATATCGATCGGCGGGTTAGAGCGAAAGAATTTATGAATCTTCTTGCTGTGGGCCGGACCAAGTTTTATGACATGTTAAAGAAGGGGCAAATCCCTGCCCCCACCCGAATCACGGAAACAGATGTATTTTGGTATGAGTCTCAAGTTAAGCAAGAAGTCGAAAAATACAAAAAAGAATCTGATATGATAGCCTGCTAACCGCGGGCTTTCATCATTTTAGGCTGATAGGCACTTTTCTTAAAACGGGTAAGCAAACGGGTAACTAATAACTTAAATCATAACATTAAGTTAAATTTCAAGAGGTTAAGCTTAAT